GTCAATGTAACCATCATCTACCTCTTCAGTTGTTACACCTAACCCCTGTTCTGAAAGCAAAGACTCCACATCCTCCGCTGTTGTTGCAGCTTCTAATTGTGTGTAGTAGCTTTTTAAATTTTTAGCAGCGGTAGTTCCTGTAGGAATAAGTTCTGCTTTTGTATTTGAAAAAGCTTGAGCACCTTCGTTCGTGAAGTAGGACAATGTTTTCGTATAGTTAGGGGTACGTTTTTTTATTTTTTCCAAATCATTAATTCCGTGTACAATGTTACCAAGCAAAGCGTGGTTCTCTAAAGTCATATCATCTACGTTATAAGGAATAGACTGCTCGGCTCCATCTTTAACATAGTAAACCTTCTTATCTGTTCCCACCCTTGAGAAATCTATTTTTGTCAAATTATTATCCTTAGCAATATCACTATTTATAAGTGCGTTAATTTTTGCGTCTCTAGCTTGAGCGTTGGTGGCGGTAAATATTCCGTTCCAAGCAGAAAGTGCATTGTATTTGGGTTTGTTTTCTTGGTTCGCATCAAAGTATTTCCCTGCTAATGGGTCGAAAGCTTTCATACCTGCTGTCTTAGCCTCATTGCTTGTTGATATCCTCATTCGTATCTGCGTCTTTAAATAATCATAAGCCATTTCCTCTTGCTCCTCTGTAGGCTGTGCCTCAAGACCCGTTTGTGTCATCTTGTAGAATATAACAGATTGGTCTCCTCTTGCGTGAGCAGCCTTAGCCTTCTCCTCATCAAACTCTTCAGTAAAAGTTCCGGATAGATTCTCTGTGAGTATTGAGGTTACATTAAATTTATTAACCAACATCTCCTCAATAAGAAGCTTTTCTGACCCCGAATAAGAGTTAGCCGCCATTATCTCATCAAATTCTACTTGAGATATTTCTTTGTTATTTAATTGGTTTTGAAGGTTTGCCATCTCAGCCTTGGTCAAGTACATTCCTTCTTTCTTATCTGAAAGAGCATATATTTTATTTAGGTCTCCACCTCTTGTAGCTGCTACAAGCATCTGTGTCTTTACTTCTCCAAGACCATCTGCTGCGTTGGCTGTTGCTGTAGCAACATCAAAGTAATCGTACTTAGTCTTAATTCTATTTCTAAGCTCACCAATAGTAGCAACGTCGTTAGGGCTATCACTAAGGACCTTAACCTCTTTTCCATCAATGGTCTTGGTAACATACTTACCCAAGCTAACCACTCCTGTGATTGGATTAATAACAGCATCTACATTTGTAAGATTACTGAGTCCTTCCATCTGACCCATTAAAAAAGATTCTAATTGCTGACTTCTATTAGCAGGGTCTACGTTATCTATCCTTGACAACTTATCTTGATACTCAGCCTCGTACTCCTTAGCTAAGTCAAACATCTGAGTTGTTCCGTCGTTGAGGTTCTGTCTTAGGACTGCGTAGTCATTTGGTTTTAGCATACCCGACTTTAATAACCTGTCTTGAATTAGCAACTGCTCCTGCGCCTTACCGGCAAACTTAATTGCAAACTCATTTGCAGTTTGAAACTCACCCGAAGGTAAGTCTTGTAATGTTTTTCCGTACTCCCTTGATGCCTCATCAATAGCCGCTTTCTTTTCCTCTCGGATTCGAGTTTCCTCCTTCAGCATATCGGTCATTCCCTGTCCGACCTGCGCCCAATTTATTGTTGAGTCTGCGCTCCTCTCTGCGTATTTGTAATAGGTAGCCATAGTTTATTTAAAGATTAGGTCCTTGATTCGGGTCTTGATAAGCATTAGTATAATCACTTCCAAAATATAAATTTTGTTTTTGAGTTTTTGACAAACCTTTTTTAAATCCTCTATACTGTTGAGGACTCATATTCTGATAGTATTGCTGTGTAACAGCATTTCCGAACTGACTTGCATTAATGTTAAATGGATTATTATCCATCATTGAGGGACTCATAGAATTAGGGTCAAATGTATTCTTAAGTGTACTCAGACCACTTTCAGTTCCTGCCATTTTTCCTATAGCCGCTCTTTGAGCTGTTTGTTTCTGTTGGTACAACGGAACCATACTTAATCCTTGTTGAGCCGCACTTCCAATTCCCTGTATACCCTCAGATATTTTAGCGGCACGCATCTCTTCCGCCTGTGCTGCAGCCTGCTGTGCTCCTGCAACCTCCTCTAAGTCTAACTGAACACCGAGGTCACGTAGTCGTGAGTCCTCTTGAGCTGTAAGCTTCTCAAGGTCTCCGAGTTCTTTCGCCATAGCTGTTCGTGTAGCCGCCTGCTGTTTTTGTCCTGCTAATGCAAGCCTTCCAACCCCACCTGCAACACCCCGCTGACCGGATTCCTGTAGAGCCTGTAGTGCTCCTGCTTCTGCTTGGAGGGTGGCATCACGCTCTAACTCATACGCTTCTTTGTTTATAGCAAGGTCCTCAAAGTAGTTCACGTCCAAAGCCGCACGAGCGTCTTTCATAGCATCATCTGCTTTTGTTGCCGCATCTTCAGCTAATTTCTTTTGTTTTCCTGCTTGTATAAATGAAGCGGTGGTTGTTCCCACTGTTATCGCTAATCCTGCTATCGCTATTCCCGACATAATCCTTTAATTTTGTTTATAGTTTCTTGAGGCAACTCCTTATAGTTATTTGTATAAACATCTGCCTCTGCTTCTTCAAAAGTTTTTGCATCCGTTTTATATACACAACACCACTCCGTGTCTTCGTGAATATAAAGAACCCTTTGAGTTCCTGTCTGCGTAAAAATAGTATGGGGTCCGACTATTGTTTTAAGTTCTCCACTGTCAGTAAGATAAGAAACCTTACCCTTCAATAAAAATGACGGATGCTGTTGCTTATGAATCATACTAACAACAAGAGAGCCCTTGGGCATAAACAATTCTCTTGTGTAAAGACCACCTTCAATATGCTGCTTTAGTGGATACATTTCTGCCATTTCTTTTGACTGAGGCGTACCTGCTTTATGCTCTAAGAAACCTTCAATTTTTTTTAATTGGTTTTGAAAGTCTTCTATTCTATCCCATATAAGACCTCTGCTCTCTTGAATATACTCAAGAATCTGTTCGGGTCTGTACTCTTCTGTTGTAGAAACTTCTAATATCTCCATACTCCTACAAAGATAGGAATTTTAAGGGAAACTTTTCATTACCTCAGACTCTACAGTAAATAACTCTGTAGCTGTTGTGTCATCATTGGTTAAAGTAAACTCGCAATAGTGACCTAATACACCGTGTGATTCGGCTACTTGGTTCTTTATGAATAAAAAGTAGTCTGTCTGTCCCGGAGGTATAGCACCTGCTGATGTATCGACCACAATCTGATTAAGTCCTGCAGGAAGGTCAATATTTATTTCCGTAACAGCTCCGCATAAAGTGGGTGTTGACCCCGAAGCAACAGGAGAAGGAATAAAATACAATGTGTCTCCAATGCTCAATATGCTTCCTATAGATGTGTTGATATTAAAGTTTACCTCTACCGCTGCGGGAGCTACAGAATTTACCGTCTGAGAAGAGCTGATACCATTTAAAGAACGTAATGGATATTCTGCTGTAGATGCAGGAGTAAATGCTGTGTCTCTAATAAAAGCAAACCAATTCCCCTCTTTCTTAACGAACCAATCCGCATCTATATTTCCTCCCGTTTGTTGGTCTGATATAAACGTTCCTGTCCAAGCTGAGTCTGACTCAAGGTGTATGGTCTTAAATATTTTGTTCTCCAACGGAGTGTCGTTGAAGACACTCGTTATCTGAGAAGAAGTAAACGTACCATAGTAGGTATTTCTTTCATCATTGGTGTTATGTCTGTACAGATTACCTCCCTTGAATGAATACAAATAATTATTCATACCTATCATCATATCCGGATAGTAAGAATAAAAAGATGGGAATCCTTTAGATGTTTCGCTATATGTTAACGTGTAATCTCCTGTTAGTCCTTGCATATCTTTTAGCTAAAGTAATCAAATATAATATACATATACTCCTCTGTTCCGCCTGCAGGAAGTGTGTATGTTCCTGTGATTGTAGGTATTGCGCCTGTCTGTGGAAGCACCTGCAATCCGGGGTCTGTTAGTAAAGAGTTGTACCCCAAGAATGTAGGAGGGTAAAGCGTTGCGCTTCTACAGAACAACAATCTATTACTTGGTTGAAACTTGTAATTATCTGACGGTGGTATAGCGTTGCTTATCACAGATAAAATATCACCGTTATTAGGTATTATACCACCCCCTTGAGGAGCGGTAACAACCGTTGTGGATGACACAATAGGTGCGGATATGGTAGGTCTTCCCGGTGAAAACTCAACTTGCTCACTCTGAAGTGCTGAAGTAAATGAACCGTCTGTCCATTGATATTGATTGTGAATAAACTTACCTGCATCGGCGGCATCAGTAACACAAAAAGTAGTAAGAGTTACTTCCTGTGCCTGCGGGCATCCAACTAAAATCTCAAGCTCAACAGTTTGTTTGCCTGCAGGAGAGAATGGTGTCAATGTAATAACAACATCCGTATCTCCCACGCTGTCTTTGTTAAAGCTAAAGGTGCCTGCGCCAACAGTGTTTATAAAGGTTGAAGTTCCTTGATAATCTTCCGCTATGGTTATACCTCCTGCTGCACCTGCATCTGAAGCAATAGATAGTATGTTATAATCTATATCACAAATTCCAACCGTATTCCCTAAGTTAACTGTAAAGCTAAGTGGGTCTTGTTGGGTAACAGTAATCGTTCTTTTAACACCGCAATTTTGAGCCTGTTGTTCTTGTGGTGTTTTAGTTTCGTTCGATGACAATACGTACTCATTCATATACGGGTCGAAAGCACCGAGCTTCTGCGTGTCTGAACTTCCAATAAATAAATCTCTAAACCAAGAACGCATCCCCATTTCTGAAATTACGGTGAGCTGTTCCGCCTGTCCCGAACCTTTGAGCTGTATAAGAGCCCCTCTTTTTGCATCAGTAAAGAACTTATAAAACCCCCACTTTACATAACTCTCCGGATTATGACTTATACCGTACTTCTCTACTCTTGCTATCTGCGTACCTAATACTTCGGGCACAGATGCGATAGAACCTCCTCCTGTAGAGTCGCTAAGCAGATTTTTTCCTGCAAGCACATAAGATATTTTGTCTTCCTGTAGCGTTAGGATATCTGTTTCTCTTCCGTCAATCAAGTATACAGGTCCAAAGGAGTCCTCTAAGGTCTTGAAATTTAAAAGACCAAGGTTGAATTCATTCAGCTTGTTAACGTTCGTCTCATCGTTAAATACACCGCTGTAAGTTAAGTCTGCAAATCTGTGAACTCTTGAATAATCTTCAGCGGATGTAGAAAAGAATCTTTCTCCAAGCTCCATAGGCTTACCAACTATAGAATCTAATATCTTGAAGCTTTCAACACCATTCCCAAAGGAGTAGCAGTTTCCAAAAGTAGTTTTAACAATAGCATCGTCTACTGCGGTTTGGTCTTGACCTCCTACTATAGCAGGAGAGCCACTATGAAAACCTGTAGCTTGGTCTATCGCATAAGATTCTGACGCTTCATACCAAAGGTCGGGAGTTGCATCTTCCGGTTGCGTTTCAAACACGAGAATATTTTCTGAACGAAATATCTGCCACTCACAAGTAATGGATGACCTTTTCTTTTCGCTGTTACCATTACCACATCTTGGTGGACCCGTCATAATAAATCTGATATCAGTTCCGTTTCTATACCATCTGTAATAGTTTGTAAAAGAATCAGTTGGCATCTGATAATCGTTAGCTGTTGAGGATGTGGGTGCAAGATAAGTATTAGTAATAGAGCTGCCATTTCCTGTGGTTGTTTCACCATCTGCTAAAGTACCCTGTATTCCTTGTCCTTCAAACCAATCTACAATGTCATCATAGTTAGCATCCGCAAAGAAGGTACGCTCGTACTCATATATTCTTCTTTCACAGTTATTATTTCCATCTCCTGTACCAAGTCTTTCAAACTTAAACTTTAAAACTATTCTTGCTCTTTCCGGAATTGTAAAATCACCAAGCTCCCCATAAGCCATAAGCGGTTGGTCGTTACTATTGAAATTGTTAAACACGGTTTCCTGTCCGGGGTTAATTAACGCATTGTCGGGTAGGTCTAAGCTAATGCTATTTGTAGCCAACTTAATATATGTACCCGAAGGCAAAGGTATTGGGTCACCTGCATCATCAGTTGGGGCAGGGTCTAAAAAGTTTTTTTGCTGTGGTTTTTTCTCTAATACTACCACTTCGGTGCACGAATTTATCGGACCAACAGAATCTCTTTTTACATTTAAAGTGTCACCCTCTTCTACCTTTCGTGTGTTCTGACCTTCCAATAAAATATAGGTATCCCCTGTGCTTGGGTCTTGAATATAAAAATTAGAATAAATAGTATCGTATCCCTTTTTGTCCGGCTTAATACATAACTTGTACCTTGTTGCAAAAGAAGGAGCAATTTGAGAAGGGGGTATATTAAGCTGAATAGAGTTTCTAAATATTGAATTAGAACAAGGAACCTGCACTGAGTTGTTCGTGCTTACCAAGGCTGTTGTAGCCCTGTTATACTCATCCATATATATTAACCCTACCTCATAGTTTCTATTACTGTGTAAACTCAAAGGTGTCTTAACAGAACTAAATCTATTTAGTGGATTAACTATTTGAAAGTATTCATAGGTGCTTGCTGTTGGAGTAACAACATCATCTACCCTTCGCATTGCAGGAAGCTGTATGTTTATAACATCCGATGTTACCGCAGGAGGAGATAATGCTAATACATATGCTACACCTTGGTTACCATTTGCGGGAATGTCATCATACCCCGACTCATACTTTGTTCTTGCTTGAGGCGTACCCGCATCTAATACGTTCTGAATAGCACAGTTTATTACATCGGTAAGGGTAAAGCCATTACAAGATGTAGGATTAGTTGCATCGTACACGGGTAGCATTGTTCCTGTTGGGGGTGATGTACCAAGGGAATTTAAAAAATCAGCCGACGTAGCAAGTTTGTATGCTCCTGTGGAAGTTCCATCAGTAAGATAATCTTGAATAAGGGTATACTCCCAAGTAATATCCACAGGCTGTTGTTCTTCAGCTAAGGGCGGAGTAGTGTTGCTTGTAAAGTCTGCGTGGTCTAATGTAAAGTCTATAGATATTGTAGAACCCCTTGTGAGCTCAATGCCATTAAAGTTCATCTGCATTAGAGCATTAAGAACGAGATACGGTGAATTGGCAGGGTCTGCAAAATAACCCGGATTACCAAGTGTTGTGGGAATATCTAACGTAGATACCTCTTCAGTTATTAAAGAGGTGTTAAAATTTAGATTAATATTGTTTCCGTTTTTATCCTCTAAGTCATAACCCTCTACATAGTTACCATAAACAAGGCGATTGCCCATTAACGTTTGAGCCTTGGCTAATAAAGGCACGTTGTCATAAGTTCTTAAAATTTCAGAATCGGAAAGAACAGTAAAAACTTTATATCCGCTTAATTCATAAATAAAATTAGTGTTGTCAGAAATACCATCTGTGTTCTTGTCAAATTTTTGCACTACTCGAACAACAGAGTTTGTAGATTCTTTGTATAGCAAATCAAATCCTAATACTAAAGGACCTCCTGTATCCATAGTTATGATTACATTGTTGTCCGCATTCTGCATTCCTTCATTTAAGAATGTAGCTATAGTTACATTAAAAAAGTCCGGCTCAAATGCAGGGCTGCTAAACTGAGATATAGCAGAGTATTGATTATCTGCATACCTGTACCTGTAAGCAAAGCAAAGAAACCTTTCTTTTATGAAGTCATCGTTACCGGGTATGGTATTAGTCTTTATTATTGGTGATGTAACAGGTGGTTTTTTTATTACAAGTATTTCTTCTTCAGTGAATTGGTCTATCAAAGGAGCTCCCGTAGGGTCTTGATAATTTTTTCTAACATTAATTATCCTTGGAGGATTTATGTTGTCGGTAAAAATAAGCAAGTCCTGCCCCGCCATATTGACACCGTTTATTAAATACGCAGGATTAAAGTTTAAAGTAGTGTTGGTGGTTGAGCCATTCTTAACACTAATTACGTGATATGTAATTACTTCTGTGTTTACGTTCATAGAAATAATCATATCAAGCTTACCTGTAGCACCTGCACCTGCACCTGTAAATGCAGGGTCGTGAACAAACCAATATATAGTCTCGTTAGCTCCGTCTTCGTAAGCTCCTATACATTTTGCCGATGGGCTTAACGCTGTGTTGTTGTATTGAAGTGAACTAATCTGAGTGTTACCCTTTGAGTTCTCAACTGAGCCTATCTCTGAAGCTTCAGTAGAACCAAGTCTAACATTCATTGCATCAATGTACTCACCGTTAGGCACAAGTCTTTCGTCCACAGACTTGTTCATTCTGCCTGCTATAAAATGTCTCTTTAAATTCGCCATATTATTTTATCCACTTATCTCTACCTCGAAGATTCATCAACAATCTTCCGGGGTGAATGTTACTCATTCTAATTTTAGCATTTCTTAACAAAGCTGTAGACTTCTTTCTTAATCTCGCAATGATGTACTCTTGCGTATTAATTTTAGAACTAAGAAGGCTGTACTCAATATATGCGTAGATGTAATCTTCAAAGAGCTTGTTAACGCTCACCAAAGAATCATCTCCATTCTCCATACCATCTGAAACATACTCAAGTATGCACTGTTGGTTCGCCATTTCTGAACTGAAGTTTATAACACCGCCTTTCTTGTCTATCTTAAATGTCGGGTTTATGTTTGCTGTCTCTGTACTTAATCCGAATCTTGCACCAATGCTATAGTCAAAGTACCAAGTACCATCTATATTCCAACCCTCATAGTTATTATACACACTATTCTGATTTAGATATATAGACCTCTTGCTACCAACAATCCTGTCAAAGTCTATGTTTGAGTTTTCCGGTTTTAAAATGTTACCATCTTCATCAAATAAAATTCTAAAGTTATTGTCTTGCAAATAAGCATCGCTATAGTTCGTCTGAATATTTTCTGTCAATGGTCTTAGAACTCCGTTCTGATATATAGATACTCTCACCCAATTAACAAAGTCGGGAGGAAGAACAAATCTTAGGCTATCACAAACGTCAAGCTCTAATATTTTTATCTCCTTAAACGCATCGTAGTTCAACTCTTGTATACCACGTTTAGCGTGAAACAGAACCTTGTATCTCTCCTCGTTATTTATTAGACTATGATTTCCGCTGTACATCAACATAAAGTTGTTTACAATATCGTACAGACTAACGTACTGATAGGAACCCCAATTTTCATTTTCGGGATTGTTACCTCCGTTCTCATAGTATTGATATGCTGTTATGTATGCCATAGTTTATTTTTCTTCTTGTGAATCTTCTTGGTCCTGTGCCTGTCCAAACTGTACAGCTTGTATCTCTCTGATAGACATTCCTGCGTACTGAAGTATCTTCATAATCAAAGATGGCTCATCATCATTAGGAAGCTCAAAATCTTGATAGTCTGACTGACTTGAATCAAACGATGGCTCTCCGTTTGTTAATTGCACATACGTCCACTTTGGGTCTTTAGGGTATCGAATGTACTGACAAAGTATTCCCTCTGTTAAATCAGATGGATATGCGGTTAAAAGACCACCCTCTTGTGAGTATGCAGGAAACAATCTGTTTGGTGCGGTTAGCATTGAATTGTTTAGCATCGTAATCTTGCTAAGCGTAACCTTCTCAAGCTCATTTTGTTTAGGCTTAAACACTGCATATGAAGCACCCAAGTCTAAAACGTTATCAAAGATACCCGAAGATAAATCTAAGGTTGTTGCATTTACAACGTTAGTAACAGTAGCAAAAGTTGGTGCTGTAGGTCTGTAGTTAAAAACAATATCACCCACCTGCACACCTAAAGATTGAAAGTTTACATTTGTATCGACAAGCTGTCCTGCTGTAACTGTGGTCACAGTTCCTGTAGCTGCAGTGGTTTGATATCCCAACACCTTGTTTATCAAATAGTAATCATCTCCTGTGTATATCTGAGCAGGTAAAAAGAATGTGTTGTTGGTGCTGTTAGTAAGGTACTTAGTTTCTGAGAACACCTCAATCACTTCTTCATACCCCTTTTTTATGTCGGCATATCCTGTACCCGATTGTCTTGCATTCTCTTTTAATAACTGATAGTTATACTGATAAAAGTAATCCTCAAATATATCCATTTGCGCCTGTTTAGCAAATAGGTTAAAGTCTGATGGAGAGATGTATCCGTAGTTGTTCTTGTTCAGTATAGATAGAACTGTATTTCTTACTGAGTTTATCATTCGTTATCTTCTTTACACAAAGATAAGCAAAAAAAAAGAGGGCTCCTTAAAAGCCCCCTTACTCATAGTACAAGCAAAATAAAATTATTCTTCCAACTGCTTTTCAAGATACTCAAGTATCTCTACTCCCTCGTCAGATTGCATATAAGAAGTTACTACATACATAGGGTCTTCACCAAATGGTATGTTCATCATTCTTTTTTTGTTACCCGGTAAATTAAAGTAAACTTCTTTTTTCTGATTCCTAAAAGCCAATAATCTATCGTCAAAGAATTTTTGAACTGTAGACTGTAGCTTTACAGCAGGGTCAGATATAAGATTTAAGAAGTCACTTGGAGCATTCTTAGCAAAAATAAGCATATCTCTACGAAGTTCTGCTGTTGTCATATTGGCAGCACCTGCGCCAATTACTACTCTCGCTATTGTTTCAAGCTGCTCTACTGTTAGTTTTCTTGCCTCAACTAAAGCATCTACTTCTGCATTAAGTGCCTCAACAATATCAGAAGCATCTTTCTCTTCGTTTACTTCAGCAAATCTTTTTCCATTAAGCGGATGGTAGTGTAAAAATTCTTGAAGAACTTGATTGGTTCTTGATACTATTAAGAAACCGTCTTCAAAAACCACAGGCTCTACAATAGCATTACCATCCTGTTCATCCTCAAATGGAGACTTTTGGTTTACTGCGTATCGTAATGGTCTGTTAATTCCTTTGTCTTCATCAAAATGTAGAAGCGGACTTCTTCTTGAGTTTCTGACAGGCAGCATAAAAGATAAGGGTGCTGCATCCCTTAGTAATCTGTACGTTTTGTCAACGTATTGTTGTTGTTTTTTCATTTGATTTAAGTTATATTAAAGTAAAAAAGGAGTGTCGCTGACGACACTCCTTCGTATTGTATCAACTCTTAGTCTTCAAAAATGAAGAAGTTGTTTGCACCCATAGTACATACACATCTTTCAGATAGGAAGTGAACCTCCATTGCATCTAAAGAAGATGTTGCTGCACCACCTGCAGAACCTGTTACCCAAGACTTGTATCTTCGGTCTTCAGTTTCTGACGCTCGGTAACGAACGTGTAGGAATGGACGCTTAGCGTTCTTACCAAGGATTTGGTCATACACAGATGTGGAACCTGCAGGAACCATCAATCCGTTTACCGCTCCCGAACCTGCACCTGTAGGTAAACCTCCGCGCATTGTTGGGTCGTTCAAGTATTTCCAATCAGACTTGTAGAAGTCATATCCTCTTCGGAATCCTGTGAATCCAAGGTTAAGTGCCATCTCCTCGTCATTGTCAAACAATCCGTAAGATGTACCACCTGCTCCGTAAGAGTTCTGAGCTGCTAACATATCGTCGATATCGAAACCAAAGTCTCTGTCAAGGAAAATAACATTCTCCTCAATAGCACCCTGCTTATCTAATCTTGAAATGATAGAGTCAAAACCTATAAGGTCAGTAGGGTTACCACCGGACCATACGTTACCACGATTCTTAACAGAGTAGAAAATACCCTCAGAACCTTTGAAACCTAAGTCTTGAGCGTTACCCGTACCCGCAGTTGGAGCTTCAGCAGGAACTGCCTCAATCATTGAAGTTTCCAAGTAATCGTCAAAACGTAGACGAGTTTCGTGCTCAGACTTTAAGTACCAAAGGTATCCTGTAGCACCATTCTCAGTCGTTACTTCAACCCATCCAATCTGTGCCATATCAGAACCCGATACTGCGTACTTATCTTTTAAGATAATCGGAGAGTTCTCAAAGAAGATATCGTCAGCCTCTAAAGAACCAACCATTCCTTCTGTTCCTTTCTTGAACTCAGAACCGTAAATAAATACAGTACAAGCTGTTCCTGCACCACCTGTAAAATCTTGACCACCTGCTTCGTAGTAAGCTACGTCAAAATCGTCGTTAGCTAAATCAACAGCAGTAACAATAGCTTTGTTACTTCCGCCGCTTGCATTGTCAACAATCATAACTGTTTGTCCAACACGAACTGCGATACCATTGCTTGCAGTAAATCCGGGTACACCTGTATCGTTAACAGTGATTGTAGCACTGTTAGCCGCTGCGGCTGCGCTCGACTGACAATTTACATACTTCGTGTGTAAACGTCCTTGTTCTGCCCATTTCACTAAGTCAGAGTTAGAAGGCATCTCTGCTCCAACTAATCTTAGGAATGAACTAATTGTGCGATTTCCGTATCGCTCGAATTCTTTCTCGTAAGTATCCGGAAGATACTGATTCAAGAAATCAAAATTGGTTATGTAATTTGTCGCTGTTGGCACTTGTTGTGCCGACGGTTGCAAATCAAAACCGGGAGTAGGTTCTACTGCCATTTTTCTTTGTGCCTCCTATTTTATTCAGAGGGCTTTGTTAATTGTTTATAATCTTTTTATTTTTCTAATCTTTAAACCTCTACCATTGTCGGGATTCAAAGACTTAACCTGCATCCCTCCCTTTGAAGTAACTTCGGGTGCTTTACGTTCAGACATATTAATGTTTTTCATCTTCTTCGTAACACCTTCAGTTCCTGCAGCTAAACCTTGTTCGTAAAAGAACTTGGCATACCTTTCGGGATTTGATGCTATAGCTAAAGCTTTATGAAATCCTGTAGCGTCACTAATCAAACCGTTCTCATCAACAAACTTCTTCATAAAGTTACTTGTATCTAAGTTTCTTTTTTTTAGGTCGTCCACATTTGTGGGGGTGTAAGTCAGAACTTGGTCCTCTCCTATCTTGAAATCAAAACCTTTGAAATCTGAGAATACCTCATCTGTCTTTTCCACGAACCAATCACGTCTCCGCTTTTGTTCCTCTTCAAAGCTCTTTGCTTCTTCTATATATTGGTTGTATGCCTCGCGCTCTTTCTTCTCACTTTCAGAGAGTTCAACCGTACTTGACTCAAGGGGCTGTTTGTACATCTCTTTCTGCTCATTGAAATACTTCTTGGCTTTTCCAATCGCTTTTTTCTTCGCTAACTTTATTTTCTTTATGTCTGTTTCGTCATCAACATCTATATCATAGCTATAGTCATCTAACAAAACATCTACATCATCAGAATCTAATTCTTCTTCTGTAGAAAGAATATAATTCTTTAGCAAAGTGTTTTCGTCCATAGAATCGAAGTCTTGGTTTAATTTAACATAGTCTTCAATTCCACGTCCTGTTTTTTTCTTGTACTCAAAGTAAGCTGCAACATCTTCGGGTAGTTCTTCGTTTGATTCTTTTGCATCAAACAACTGACCCACAGAGTCTATCTCCTTATCGTACCTATTCTTAATATATGAAAGAACGTCTTCCTCTTTTAACTCTGAGGACTGAGTTTGTGTTTCGCCTTCCGGCTGTATTGTTTCTTGCTCTTGCGGGGCGGGGGCACTCTCAGTGCTTGTCTCCACTCCTTCCAAGTTAGTTTCATTTCCTTCATTAGCTGCCGCTGCTTTTGCTAATAATTCTTCTTCTACTTCCGCACGAGACTTTTGCTCTGTACCGGAAACTTCTTTTACTTTAAATTCCATTTAATTATATTTTTACAAAGTTAATAATAAATTTTGTTACATTTTATTTAACTATCTCGGCTCAAACTCTGCCATATCAAATCCATCAAGGCTATCCTCGTTAGACTCAAATGTCTGTGGGGGTAGATTGTTTTTTCTTTGGTCTATAAGCTTAGATTGCTCAGTGTTCTGCTGACTAATACGGTCTGACTTAGCAGTCTCTCTCTGATTCTCTCTACTCTGTAGTGCATTCTCACTCATATCTCTAAGCTGCATATTAAAATCAAACTCCGTCTGCATAAGCTCTTTCTTAAGCTGAGCCTCGTTCTTAAGCTTCTCAATCTCAAATGCCACCTCAGCTTGCTTAAGCTGCATCTTACCCTGTAACTCTGCTTGCTGTTTCTGCATAGATGTTTGTGCCGCCATCTGTTGTGACTGCATATTAAGCTGAGCTTGATTCTGCTGTAGTTCTTTTTGTTTCTTTAATTCTTTCTCTTCCTTCTGAACTCTCTTTACTTTAAGCAACTGATTCGCAAGCTTTATATTCTTGAGTTCTCTTATGTCAATAGCATCCTCAAGATTTATATCCTGCTTCTGTAGAGCCATCTGTATGTTCTGCTCAAGCTGTGCTTGTTGCTCTTCATCGGGACTTACCTCTATAAAAATACCGAAATCATATATGTAAAGGTCTGAGATATCATTAAGTATACTCACGTTATACTTCCCTATCTTGTTTACAAAATCATCTTTAAAATCGGCATACTCTAATATGTCTGCTACTCTGTATGTAAGAGCCTCTGACAAGCTCCTAAATATATAAAGACTACCATCGAGTATGTGTCGTGTTGCTGTATTAGAGTTTAGCGCAGCAAGCTTCTGTAAGCCAACTAAAGAGTTAGGGTCCGGAGTAGATGCGTCACGAGCTTCGTTAAGTCCGGTTACAGTTCTAATCATATTTAGATAATGATTATAGTTTGTTAAAAGCATCTGTGTCTTACTCGCTCCCGATGAGGACTGAAGCTCCTTTATTGGAACCTTGCCTTGATTATAATCTCCGTCTTGAGTATAACTCCTACCAATAACACTACCCGTCTGAAAATACATACGTAACGCATCTTCGGGATTGTAAGCTTGACCTGTTCCTAAGTCAACCTCATTTAATCCATCTGCATCTATGTATACACCGTCGGGGACAACCCTTGATATTACCTGCTGTAGTTTTAGGTGTGTCATCTGAATCAAATCAGCAAAAGGAATCATTCTTCTAACCAACGATTCAATAACTCCCTTGTACATTCTTGGAGCCACAGCAACATAGTTTGGTAGTGCGTGCTGACTTGAAGATTTTGGACGTACCATATTCTGAGCTAACTCCCACTTTAGTAGAATATTGGTTCCCATAACCATAACACCGTCATACCATACATCAATGGTCTTCTCAATCTTTTCGAATCGACCTTCCTCCATCATCTCAGTAGGAGGATTAAATTGGTCGTCTTTCTCCACAACTTTACTGCCTCCTGTTTCAAGAATTTTTTTCTTATAGACCATCTTCTTTGTGGTCTTGTAGTTAAAGTACATAACGGTTACGGTATCTCTATAAAAAATATCGTTCTCGTAATACTGAGCAACGTTGTAGTAGTTGTACCAATTTTGACTGTACTTAGCTATCTCCTCTAAATCTTCTCTTGTCAATGAAGGGTCTATCTTTAATAACTCTACGATAGGTAGTGTCTTAATCTCTCCCCAATAAAAACAATCTTTAAAGTGTGGGTCTTCAGTGTAGCTGTATACCACATTCGCAGGGTCAACATACTCTACCTCAACACCCGAACCCTTTAGGAAGTTGTGCTTAGCCATACTAACACCTAATGTAGCGAGGTCATAGTCGCATCTCTTTCTAAGGTCTTGGTAATGATTCTCTTCAAGTATAGTGTTTATAGCTTCCTCCTCTGCTATCTCAATGGCAGGCTTGTAGTTTAGGTTCATATACAAAGACATCTCTTCGTCTGTATTAGGAAGTTCTTCGGGCTCTATAATAAAAGGATTCGCTCCTGTTTTTTCTTTAATAATATTAAGAGTCTCTTTGGCAACCATTTGACCCTCAACCATATCTTGATACTTGCTTCTCTTTGATTGAGACAGTGCATCTTGAGCATAAGCCTTAACCTTAAACAATCTGTCAGACATTCCATTAACAACAATGTCAACAAATTTAGGTATAACAGGTACGGGTGTCCAATCTAAGTTGAGATAAGAAAGGTCACCATCAATAGCAAGTTCGTTCTTATATTTAGCAACAGACTGTTCACCTCGTGCGTATAATCTTAGCTTATTAAAGTCTCTCCATTGACTGTAGAATCTGCATTGTTGCCCGTCTTTTTTAAACCATTCATATTGAATAGCCTGTCCAATCTGTAATCCAAACTCGTCGGTAGCTTTCTCAGCATCCGATACAAACTGACTTGGGAAACCTGCAGATGAAATATTTATTTTTACGTCTTTCATCTGATTATCTCACTTAATGTTCCTGTGTTACTATACCTTGCAAAGTTAACTTTTATTTTTGACTCTTTTTTCTGTGGGGTGTATAGATGTTTCTGACACGCCATTATTGCAAGCCCCGAACTAATAGAGGCATCATACTTGGTTCTATTGTTTATATCAAACTTAGCCCAATCTTCAAGCGTTCTAACAAAAGGCATTGTACCCATAGTGTCGTTATCTCTAAAAGTTCCGTCCATATCCATACCCACATACTTCTCTATGTAGGATTCAATAGCTGAGGCGTGAGCTTGTTTAACATCCTCACTTGTATTAGGTATACCGCCGAGCTCTTTTTCTGTCTTAGACAGCTTTGTATATGTCTTGTCGGGTCTGTTCATACAAAACCCCCTGTATCCTCTATTCTTAAAATGGTATAATAGTCTTGGTTTGTTGTTCTCTATAAGTATAGGCATACCGTAAAAAATACACGCCATCAAAACCTCTTCATAAAAAATCTCTGCTGTCTGAGGTCTTGCTACATACTCAAGAAAGAACTCATTAGAAGGAGCATCCTCCATACTAAACTTGGTTAATCCGTGAAGTGCACCATTAGAACCGCCGCCGCCTACTACTCCGGATATGTCATAGGAGTCACATCCAAATGCCCCCATATGTTCATTCCCCGGATACTTAATACCGTTCTTAACAGACACCCTATTGTTCAAACCTTTCCTCGGTGTCCAAGAAACTTTAAATCTACCACGACTATCGGGTGTAAATATTACATCGGTATCCTTTATACCGTCTCTCCAATGAAAAGAACCTCTTGTTATGTGGTGTTCTTTTATCATTGAATCATTGTAGTCTATCTGCTGATATATCTTTGTGAGGTTGAATAAAGACTCTTTGCTTTCGTCTCTGAATGCGTGAGACTCTGTTCTTGGAAACTGACGATAGAACTCATTCAGTGCATCGGGGTCATTCTTTAATGAATCCACCTCTGCTTCCCAATAATCTATAGCTCCATTTGAAATCATTTCATTGTCAACGCCTAATACCTCAACAGGCGGCTTCCTAAAAACAGGCATACCGTATCTGTCAATAAACCCCTCCATATTCCATTCCATTGGAATAAATAAAGAATACATACCGCTCTTCGTCTGTCCGTTAGCATTTCGTGTTGTGAGCCTTGAGTCTTCGTAAAGTTTTTTAAAGTTTCCTCCACCTTTCGCTAAAGCATTAGATGTTGAACCCATCATACACTTGCCTATAATCTTACTACCCAAACGTAAGCACGTTTTTGTTACTCGCCAATTATTTAGAATGCTGTTAGGTTTAATCCACTTCCCGCTTTCATCGTGTATCAGCAATAGTAATTTTTCACCATCATAACTGTTGTCGTCTGTGTTCTTCCAATCTATTGTTGTGTCAAGTCCCTGCATCTCACCATCAGATACATCGTACATATTCTTCTTTGTAATCTTAGAGGCAGGTATTCTAAATGCTAATTCTGTTTTTGGTTTATCCATACCATCCTGTATGGGCTTAAAGAAAAATGGATAGTTATTTACTACAGGCACAACCTTGTCTGTGAACATCTTCTTTGCGTCCGCTCCTGTCTTGGATAATATTCCTATCCTTGAATCCTTAGATATAGTCCCTATGTTTGCACACTCTTCTGAGCCCATATAAGAGAATCCCGAACGTCGTATCTTGAGATAGTCCATACCAAAACTTCTGCTATCTGCTTTACAGGCTTCCCAAAAAAGGTAAAGTATCCTGTTAGCTTCTCTGTAATCCGGATATCCAATATCAATCTTTGTCCATTGAAGATACATATAGTGTCCACCTGTTATGTAGGTTTTCTTTCCATTGTTCATAAACCAATGCCCCTCTTCTCTTCTGTTGAACTCTTCTTCTATGTAATCAACCCAACTGTTTTTAAATACTGCGTGCTGTTCATTCCACTGAAATATAGATTGAATTTTATTTAGCTCCTTTGGTATAGGATATCTTTCCCAATATTGTTCTGATTTTTTTGAGTGTCGCTGACGACACTCCTTGGGTGCTTTTGGAAGAGCAATAGGTAGACCTTGTATACTCACAACCTCTCCTATCTGACCCGTCTTAGATATTATAACCACATCGTACTTTGAGTCATAACCATACTTCCAACTACCACTCTTGTTTTTGTTGGTCATTACAGTCTTTGGGATGTAATCCTCTAAGACCCTGTATAGCTTATCCTGCGTGTCTTTCTGCAAAACCCTGTTTTGAATTATTTTTAGTTCCTGTCTTGCTCAGCTCTAAAGCCTCTTTCTCTGTCTCTATTCTGTTTAGAATCTCAAAGGCATCAAAAATAGCAAGCTTCTTTGTTGCTGCAGCGTTCTTTAATCTGTCCGCTGCAAGCTCGTCTTCGGGGTCGTGTCTGATGATTTCTTCTTTGGCAACCTTTATAAGCTGCTGAACAGCTATATTTCCTGCCTTAATAATATTTTCTTTTAGTTCTGTAGGTGTCATACGAGCATTGTTATTTGATGGTCATACATCCTGTAAAGCTTTTCACCATCCACAGTAAACTCATATTCACTGTCGGGCTTAAAGCTAATTCTATCTCCTACCTTAACTCCTTTTTTTAACAAGTAATTATTAGGGTATTTCATTTCTCCTACCAATGGCTCCTCGCTAAAGGGTTTAAATATGTAAGACTCTTCTACAGAGACAGGCTTTACAAAGCAGTATCTTTCATATGAGTTCCAACCATTTTCATTCTTGTACATATAGAATTGGTCTTGGTCTACAAGAAACATATCGTCTTTTAAAAAACTCTTCCCACTCTGTCTACGTCCCTTCATATCGTTATAGAACTTAAAAACATTATGGTGAACCAATAGTGTATCTCCCTTTTTTATCTCTCCATTGTAATCTAAGGGTGTCGCCAATACTTCTGCATACCTGTTTGAAAACGTATGGTCTTCCTCTGATGTGCTTATAATTAAATCAACACCTCCTATATCCTTGGTGTTGTTATATCGTTTTCCTTTTAATGGTGTGACTATAAATTGAGTTGGTGATTTCAAAAGTTTATATTGTATTCTACTGTTATAGGAAGATTAGAATTAAACTCCTTCCAAAGCACAACCATATCTCCTTCTGACTCTTCTATGTAAAGTTTGTAAGAAGAATTTGTTGAGTTGAACTTTATTAGGTGTATCACATAGTTGCCTCCTAAAACCTCCTGCCCTACTATGTAGTGCATTGCTGATTTAAAATCTGTTCCTATTGATACTTTTCTAATATCCATTTAATTTAATTTATGCCTTTATATCTCCGTACAAGTACCAAGTGTCCGTGTCTGTCTTTACAACAGTGGCTACTGAATACTGATGAGACAACCTATCGTGTCCTTGAGCTGACTGAAGCGTAACCCCTGCAGTTCCAACTACGGTAACAGTTCCCGAACCCTCTTGAATGATGGTTATCTTGGTCCCTCTATCAAATGCTGCACCTGCGTTTGTAGGTATCCTTACATCAGTCGCACTTGAGGTAGTTGTAATAACAACACCATTCTTATCAGAAAGAATAATATTAGTGGTCGTCAAAGCACTTGAGCGTACCGTTGTGGGTACACTGTCTTGCCAAGTAACTTGACCACTTGCATCTGAAACAAGAATCTGACCATCTCCACCTAACGTATCTGTAAAATCTTTTACTGTACCCGTCAAGCTAACTGAACTGTTGCAAGTTAACGCTCCACCAAGAACCATTGTTCCTGTAGCATCCATCGTAAACTGACCCCCGCTATAGGTATATGCACCTGCGTGAATCATATCGCCTGTAAGACGCATAGTTCCTAATTGCTGATAGTTACCTGTAAGATTTATGGTTCCTGTCTGAATAATATTACCTGTTAGAGTGTAATCTCCTCCCGTTTGAGTGATGTTACCTGTTAGGGTATAGTCACCACCTGTTTGAGTAAAATCTCCTGTTAGATTATATTCACCACCTGTCTGAATTATATCTCCTGTGAGGTTAATATCTTGAATGGCAGTGTTACCAATGTCTAATAGCTGTTGAAGATTCTGACTACCTCCACCTCCGGACCCCCAAACAGGATTACCGCTTGCATCAGAAGTAAGAGTTTGCCCTAAAGCTCCCGTAGCTCCTGTTGAATCTATTAAAAGACCACCCACATATAAAGAAGCAGTTGTGTCTAAAGTAAGGTTGCCCCCGTCAAGAGATATATTACCTGTGAGGTTAATATCTTGAATGGCAGTGTTACCTGCATCAAGTACATTCTGCAAAGTAATATTAGATTGGAACAATGCGAGAAGGTCACTAATTAAAAAGTTCTTAGTAACGTTTACAGGTGTTCCTGCAACCTCAGTTCCAATAAATTTATCCGATAGTGTTACCGGACTTGCATTTGTGTATGTACTTATTCTTGCCATCTTTATTTTTTGTTTTCAGTAACCTCTCCTGTCTGAACATTTATAACAGAGTCGGCTCCATATTTGTCTATAAGCTTCTGCTCGTGCTTACCAAAGTCAACCTTCAAGACATCAATCGTCTTTAGAAGTTGGTGCTTGTTAAGCTCTAAATCTGCTAAGGCAAGTTTTGCCTTCTGAAACTCTCCCTGCATCTCACGGATAGTCTCTAATTCTTTTTCATTAAGTTTCATTGTATTATATTTTATTTCCTACAAAGATAGGAATTATTTCTTTCTTGTCTTCTCAATGGTTCTACCGCCAAAATATGCAGCAATAACCGTAAGTAGTAATATCTCTAGTAGGCTCACCCAATTATCTTCAACCTTAAAGTCAAGCTGACCTGCATCAATAAATATCAACAGCATAGTGTTAAAAATTAAGAACATCAATACCAATGGTCGTACATTCTTTGACAGCCAAGAGTCTGAAGTCATATCTGCCTTCCATCTCTCGGTGACGTTCTTCTGCATATCAGCCTCAGCATTGATGAGTATCTCTGCCATCTCTTTCTCAAACTGAGCCTTTTCTTCTTTGGTTCTAACAAACTTGTCTACAACTCCTCCGACCTGCTCAACAATTCCCGAACCCTTTCCAAATAGTCTTGTTAATATTTCTTTCATTCGTTCTCGATTTTATTTATCATTTCAATGTGAGCCTTTGCGATGCGGTCCCTACCTTCTTCACTAAGAAGGAGCGTCTTGCACTCTCTCTCGTTTGTCATAAAGAAGTTCTCAGATAGTATAGCAGGCATAGCTGTGTGTATAAGCACATAGAAGTTTGACTCCTTGTCTACATCACCATCCCTTGTATCCTTACGCATCTTGTAGTTAGGGAACTCTTTCTCTGTCTCCTCATACAACACCGTTGCTATATGGTCTGACTGAGTTTCTCCCGGAGATGTATACACCTCCCAACCATTTGCCGACTCATCACTGAACCCATTTGCGTGTACGCTCACATATATACAGGGCTTGTCTGACTCACGATAAACCTCATTAGCCATCTTAACTCTCGTAGATAGAGGAACATCCTCATTGGTGTTGACCAAGTTTATGTACTCGATATTGTTCTTATCGCAATACTTAGCAATCCTGTCTACAATAGCACGATTGAACTCACCCTCAAAGAGCTGAGTACCATCTGACCAAATAGGGCTACGCTTTCCGGGTGTCTGATAGACACCATCAATAATTCCACCGTGACCATTATCAAGAATCCAAATGTACTTTGAATCACTCTTGATTTCTTGGTGACAGCATCTACATACTTTTGCCATAATCTATTGGAGTTCATAGAGACGCTCTTCCATTATTTGAAGTTGTCCCTTAATGTCTGTGATTTCCTCCTTGATGAACGTAAGCTCATTAGAGGTTTTTATTACCGCTTCTTTCACCTGTTGGTCTTGAGCGGGTAGTTGTTTAGCGTCTTCAATCTGAGCCTGTAATGAGTAGTACATACTTACAAAGGTTGTTACCAACCCGACAATAAAAATAAAATTCTTTGGGGATAGTTTTATTTTTGTACTCTCACTAATCGTCTCCATCGCTAACTATTTCATAATTTATTTTTACATCCACCGATGCGGTGGAATAGAAGTTTACCACAATGCAATAATATTTGTAGGGCTTCCTGTTGCCCAAACTTTTAACACTTGCACAGGCATAAAGCTTCCTGCAAGAACACCGTTAAATGTAACAACATCACCTCCTGCGGTTGTTACTTTAATGTTTCCTGCTGCTCCAACATAAAGAACACATCCTAAATTCGCATTTTGTTTTCTGAATATTTTATATGCTGTTGTTGTTGGAATTGCTGTAGTAACACTTAACTGAGTTGCACTATCTACTGCTGTTACTGTAGCAGCAACAGCTCCTGCATAAACAATATCTCCAATATTTATTCTTTTATTAATAAAATCTCCCGAAGAATCTATAAGCTTTAATGCAGCAGCAGCAGTTGTTGTGCTGCTTACTGAAAGAACTGCAGGATTAGGAATGTTTATACTATCACTTGGTATTACTTCTAAGGCTGTTGAAGCCTGTAATTTTTGATAAGCCATTTTTATTTAGATTTTGCTTTTATTCTGTCTCTCTTCCACACTGCTTTTTTTTCAAGAGCCTCTACAATCTGTTCTTTGGTTGGGTTAGTGGGTCCTGTATATGGAAGCTTCATATCTACTCCTTCTTTTTCAGAATCTTTTACAGGAATCTCTGCATTAAATCTACGAACTTTTGCAGAGTAAGCCTCCCAAGGAGTTGATTTAGGTGTAACTTTTACTTCTGAATATTCTAAATCTTTTCCTGCGGTTGGGGAAGGAAAAACATCACCGATAACCGCTCCTCTTGATACGTCTCCTTGCAATACTCTTTCTGCTGAAGGTTCTCCTGCGTACTTATAGTCTACTTCAAAGGTTGCATTCACAGGTTTAAGAAGCGTTCCTCTTTCGTCTCTTACCGTTATTAATCTCTCTTCCATTTTTTTTTTTTTATTTTTAAGCTATTGTAAATTCTACGGATGAGCCTGTAGGGATTATAAAATCCATATCAACATAAACATCACACTCAAATGCAGCAGAATCTTCTGCTACTATATACATACCATTAAATTCGGGTGGTAAGCCAAAGTCATTATCTTGGTTTACATAACATTCCACATTTATAGGTCTTGCTACGTTTGTAGAATCATCTACCATTGCTCCAAAATTTATCGGATTATTAGTGTATCCACCTATTCCATCAAAATCAACCGCCTCTATATTTGTTCTGTTGTTAGTAAAAAATATATTTTCTCCTTCAGATACTGCTATAACTCCAAGTGGTACAATGAAGTCTGTTGCTTGGGGTCTTAGAGAAATTAAAGCTTTAAAATTATAAACATCATACACAAATGTTCCAAGCTTCATAGTATTTGCAAGCTTAGAGACACCTGCAAAAAGTCCTGCTGTTGTGGATGAAGCTTCTAATTCATTGACTCCTGTAGCTCCTGCCATTAAGTCAGCATATGTATATATCTGTCTTACGCTATTAGTAAGAGCTGAGCCTTTTTCTGTTAAATCTTGTGAGGCGTTTATTCCTACAAACTGTTCGTTACTCGGTGGTGTTGGCATTTGTTTTTTTTTATTACTACAAAGATAGTATTTTTTAAATATTGTTTTAAACTACTTTATTACGATTGAAATAGATATCTGCATAGGATTATTTTTTAAATGGGAACTTGCGATTCAAAGAGTCTCTACGTGCGTCACAGCCACAGTCTTTTCCTGTAGCCTTAGCAACCTTATCAACTACAGTCTTTATTCCTGTAGCCTTTGTAAACTTCTCGATGCTATCACCAAGACCTCGACTCTTTTGTTTGTATGTCATCCCTTGCAGCTTTTTTCCGTTAATCTTTTGTTCTGTCCTGCTGTACCACAATTTGGGTCGACTCTTGCTTTTCTGTTTTTTTTCACTGTATTGCTTGGTCCTAAACCTATTTTTCTTAATGCTGTTTTTCTTTTAGTCTGTCTTTGTTGCTTCTTTGTTGCATTCATAGCCGCTTTTTCTTGGGGAGTCGCGTTAGCCCAAGTTGCTTTGTCTTTTGCTTTTTGAGCTTTTTTAGATTTTCTTTTGTCTTTACGAGCTTTGCTTTTTGAGTCACGCTCCATAGCGTCTCTTGTCCCTTCGGTATTAAATCCTTTTTTCTTATACCTTTTAATAGTTCTATCTATCCTCCTGTCGAGCATAGTTGTTTTCTCCTTTTTGGATTTTGATTTTGGAGCTTTTTCTACAGTTGTCTTTGTAGTTGTCTTTGCTCTATCTATTGAACCGGAACCGGCTTTGGCTGCTTGCCTTACAGACATTCCACGAACAGTTCTTGTCTTTGTCTTTGTAGTTGTCTTCTTCTTTTTCTTCTTAGGTTTGTCATCATCAAACTGAGTTTCCGCTAAGGGTTGTGATATTCTATATGCCATTAGTTCTTTCTTTTAGTTCTTCTTTCTTCTCTCTTTTTTAATCTATTGGCTCGTGTCTGCCTCATCTTGTCAGTACCAATCTTGTTACCAAAGATTAACATACCTATTGATGCTAAACCTTTTCCAATCATACCACTGTTAGGAGCATTCTTTTGGTCACCTACTTTATCTCCGGGTCCAAATGTGGACGCTAAAGGGTTCGCTAAGTCTCTTTTATATGCCATTAGTTCTTTCTTTTAGTTCTTCTTTCTTCTTTACGCCTTTCTTTTTTTATCTGACGAACATCTTTTCGTCCTTGTTGGTTTCTTTTTCTGTCAGCTTTTCTTAGCTCTTTATTTTCTTGACGAACTTCCTTACCTCTTTCTCTCACAAGCTTACCATCTTTTGCGACAGTAGTTTTAACTTTCTTACCGTCTTTATATGTGATTGTCTTTACCTTCTTAGGTGTAACCTTAGCAGCATATCCCGTATTTTCATTTTTTGAAAAGTTTTTAGCCTGTTTCTTAGCCTTAGACATTGATTGTTCTTTGTCAGTATACCTACCGACAGGATTAACCTTTACCTCTTTTAAATTTTTAACCTTTTTTTTCTTTTTAGGTTTCTTAGGTTTCGCACTACCAAAGGTAGGGGCTAATGGGTTTGCTAAATCTCTTTTATATGCCATTGTTATACGTTTTTAAACATTAACTTATTAAGGAACTTGTTCCACGTTCTCTTACACCACAATCCCATTGCGATGATTTTATTTCCCAACCATACTAAAGCTCTTCCCATTACTTTTTAATTATTTTCTTTTGCAAAAGCATTTATTGCTTTCTGTTTTGCAGAAGCAGAAAGGTTAATGGAGTTTATTTTTTTTATTTGTTCCGGTGTTAAATCTTTCTCTGTATACGTCTTCTTCTTCTTCTTCTTCTTCTTCTTGTCATCATCTCCATTAAACTGAGTCTCCGCTAAAGGAAAAGATTTTCTTACTTGGTATTTCATAATCGGTTTTTTTTACTTTTTAATAAGTTTTGTAAGATGTGGACCAACCTGTCTGTCCTTGATACACTTGTGCTCGTAAGACATTGAGTGGTCTCCACCGTAAGCGTGACCGTATTCTTTCTTAGACATTGCCTTAGACTCATCTCTACGAGACTTCATTGACTGAGACTTCATTCCGTTCTTAGCTCCTAATGACTCATCGAGTCTTGCGTTGTATCCTTGCATAATATTTTTATTTATACAAATATACTAATATTTTCCTTGACGATTTTTTGGTGAGCTCTTTGTAGAGCCACCCTTTCCTGCCCATAGATTCTTACAGGACCAATACCTTGCAGTGAGCTTTGACTTTGCAGTGCCACACTTGTGGCGTGCCCTAAATGACTTACGTGCTGCTGCAGAATAGTTGTGACCATAACCCTTAGCACCAAAGTGAATAAGCTTCTCCTTGCCACCCTCACAACCTTTCACCATCTTCTTCTTACCGGGTCTGTCTGATGCAGTAACCCGATTGCATTTCATCTTACTTTTTTCTGCCATAGCTATTTCTTCTTCTTACAGCCTTAACTTTCTTTCCGCCTGCACCCTGCTTACCTATTCTCTTTTTCTCTGCCTGCTTCTTTCTTAAAGTTGATTTAGACATCTCTGATTTGGTGACGGGTGTCTTTGACGACACTCTCTTGGAAGGTCTGCAGTATTCACTCTTACTTCCTGTACCACAGGGTTTACCTGTTCGAGTATCAATCCACTTTTCTTTACCCCATCTCTTTAAGTTAGAGCCTGCTTTTGTTTTTCTAACAATACCCTTCTTCTTACGACACTTAGCTGTAGCCTGTGCCGCACGAGCAGACCACTTCTTATAGCGGCGCATAATCTTTCTATAACAGGCATCCTTCTTTGCCATTACTTAGTTATAAATCCTTGAAACTTTGCTAATCCCGTGATGTCCGCACGTGACTTTCTTGCTCTACGTTTTTTCTTATTGGCTTCTCTCTTGGCTTTTCTTTCAGCCTTTCTTTCTTCACGAGTAGCCTTAGTCATATCCTCAAGACGCTCAAGACGCTCAATGACTTTGTTCTTAAACGGAACCTTGTCTTTGTCAGCTTTCTTTTCTTTATCTGTCTTTGCTACTGCCATTTAAAACTATTTTGTTTTATTGGAGCTGCCAAGAGCTCTTGCTATTTGTGCCGGTGTCATACCTGTCTTATTACCTTTGGCAATTCTTAATTTTCTTTTATCAGAAGGACTAGCTTTGTCATAAGCCTCGGTATAATTCTTAGATGGCTCACTGCTAATTTTATCTGCCTTCTTCTTTGCTTTAAAAGCATCTACCTCAGACTCTGTTGCTGTTCCCTTAGCTCTCTTACAAGCCGCAGGGTCTAGCTTAGATTTGCTTAACACCTTTCCTGTAGCCTTAACTGTTGATGTTATCATACAGTTAGCATCCGGTTTTGAAACAGTAATCTCGTCCTTACTGTATCTGTTTGACTTAGGATTATACTTACCCTTATTATTAATGATTGCCATAACTTTTTTATATTTACACAAAGTTAATAAAATTAAATTTATGCCTGTTGACGATTATCTTAAGTATTGGAGAGTGGTCCGGTACTTTGTAAAAGCAAAATATAATATTACTCAAGGAGAGCTTGAGATGTTACTGTTCCTAAAAACAGAGGGATACTTCTCTAAGGATAAGTTCGATGAGTTCGATGAGCTACTCAGTTGGAGTGTGAATCGTTTTGATAAACTAAGGAGGGATGGTTGGATAGAGGTGTTCAGAAAGAACGACGGTAAACGAAAAGCCCTGTATCAGCTATCATTCAAATCTAAAAGATTGTTGAACTCTGTGTACAAAAAGTTAAACGGTGAGGAGATACCAACCTCACCATCTAAGAATCCTATGTTCAAGACTAAGGTGTCATACACAGATAAGGTGTACAGGAATATGATAAAGGAGATGAATGCGTTTATAAAACAACAACGACATCGCGCTCTTGAATGATGGTGTACTGCTCACCCTCAATCATCATTGTGTAACACTGACGCTTGTCAAAGTAAATCTCATCACCCTCGTTGATAATAGATACATCTGTTCCCGGCTTTACAACGGTAGCCTTCTGATACCTAAAAGCATTCGCGTCCTGTGCAGATAATAATAATCCGGAGTCAGTCTTTACTTCCTCCTCTATCAAGCTCACTACTATATGTTTTCCTATTGGTTTCATACTAATATTTATTTAATAACACTAACAACAATATCAATCCCACTACGCCAAGGTAGAACAAACCTCCCCATAACGCATAGCGTAGTATTGTGTTTCGATTATACAACCGCTTCTTATACAGCTCACGGATGCTTGCCCCTAAGTCAGCGTCATTAGGGTTCAGCTCAATAAGCCTCTTGATTACACTCTCTCTCATTCTTTCTCGTATGAGCGTGCCATAGTTACAATGGCATCCGTTGATAATATGGTTACCGCAACACTGACCGCATTCTGTAGTGCACTACGGGTTACCTTCAGCGGGTCAATGACACCCATCTTGTACATATCCCCCCAATCTCCTGTCTTCACGTTTAAGCCATAGGTTGAATTACCTTCGTTAACTTTGTAAAACATTTTGTTACCTAAACTTGCGTTGGTCCAAATTTGCCAAAGAGGTTCACTAAGACAATCAGCTAACATCATTCCCGCAACAGTGTCATCTTGAGATAATGCTTGTTTATATAAAGCAATCCCTCCACCCGGAAGTATTCCCTCTTCCAATGCTGAGCGTACTGCACACACCGCATCGTCTACTCGGTCATACAACTCCTTCTGCTCAAGGTCTGTGTTACCACCAACATAGATGACACCTATGCCACCCGTTAGTGAGGCTATACGCGAAAGGATAAACTCCCTGTCAGCTTTCTTCTTGGCGAGACTGTGTGCGTGAGTTAATTCCTCAACACGCTTCTTGATGGTCTCATCATTCTCTTCGTTATCATCCTTGAGGATGACCGTCGAGTCCCTCCCAACTATCACCTTGGAAGCGTGACCCAAATCGCTAAATTCAATTAGACTCAAGTCATCCCCTGTCTTCTCGGAGAAGTATGTCGCTCCAACACTAAGTGCAATGTCCTGCATAAGCTCGTGCTGCTTGTACCCAAAGTTGGGTGGTGGTATAGCACAAACCTTTAGGTTGTTCTTCATAACGTTGGCTGCTAATGTGTTTACTACCTGCCCCGCGACAGGTGCAATAATCAATAACTTCTTGCCTTCCTGTATGATTGGTTTCAATACCTTCTCTATCTGTAGGATGTTGCTGACCTCTGCATCTGATACCAATATGTAAGTGTCGTCAAGGACACTCTCATCTTTCTTTTGGTCATTGACAAACAGGTCGGTCAAATATCCCCTGTCTATCTTTATACCATTGGTAGTCTCATAATATGTTTCTGATGTCTGTGAACGCTCAACTGTAACGATACCGTCCTTGCCAACTTTTTCGTATACGTCGGCTATGGTATCCCCGATGAGCTTGTCGTTGTTCGCTGATATAACCGCAACGTCCCTAAGTGTTTTCGTGTCCACCTTCTTTGATACTTTCTTTAGGTTCTCTACTATCTCTTTCGTTTTCTCTACAAGCATACGCAAAACTTCCGTCCTGTTAGAATCTTTCATACGCTTAGTACCCGCTTTTACAAGTGCCTCTGTTAACACTATCGCTGTCGTTGTCCCGTCACCCGCTGAGGTAGCTGTCCTATCTGCCGCTTCCTTCATCATACGAACCGCAAGGTTCTCGATAGGGTCCATTAGACTGATAGACTTCGCTACTGTTACTCCGTCTTTCGTTACCGTAATCCCGTGTGTGTGGTCCGGTGATTCTATGAGCACAGTGTTACCCATAGGTCCTAACGTACTCTTTACTGCTTTAGAAATTTTTGTGATGCCGGAGATGAGCTTGTCTCTCCCCTCTGTGCCGAACTCTAAGTCCTTTGGCGAATAACTCTGATTCATTTGTATTTGATTTAATTTGGAACAAAGATATAAATAATAACAACATATGCAATGTAGAGTTTTATGCTCCCTACTCTCTCTCTCTCTCTTTATTATTATTATTAAACGTTTGTCTGTATATAAAGAAAGTTAACATCTTAACATTTAGTATTGATTATCAGTTAGTTAGGTTCTAAAAGTCAACACAAAGTCAACATTAGGTCAACATAAGTATTATAGTTTATAGCATAAAAAAAGAGGACCGTAGGAGAGTCCTCTTTAAACTTAGGTAATAATGGGTATGTGTGTACCCCGAATCATCAAACACTAACTTACCTAAAACATCTTTTTCATTTCTTTTCGCATCTCAGCTATATCCATTCCGTCTGCTATCATCGAAACCTTTTCAGACTTCTTCATAGCCTTTCGCATCTTAGCCATTTTGCATAATCCCGTCTGTAAGGGTGGTGCGTTATTTATCAGCCTACCATTCTTGATGGTGTAATCACTGTTTATTAAATCTCTGTAGGTCATCATAAGTTCTACTAATATAGGGTTTATTTATCAAAGGTACAAATTTTTTTTAGATGCCCATAGTGTTTGGGTTCTATGCCGCGCGCGCCGTGCCACCCCCTCGCCGGAACCGACCTGCACCCTGTATGGGGGGTGCTGTTTCCTGCTGTGATGTCCCAATTTTTTGACGTTTTTGTACGCGGTACGTGTAACGCTGAACAACCTGCTTTGCTCCGCCACGTATACGTTACCGCTCGTGCGTTACGTATACATTATTGCCTGTTGTTTGCCCTGTTCCCTCCGCCCTCCGCCCTCGGTCCCTGTCTGAGTGTCCGTAACGACACTGAGAAAGTAAGCACCAAGAGATGTTGCTAAGCCTCCGAGCCCTGTGTATACTGCCTAAACAAATGAACGTGAATCTCTCGCGCTCTTATCTATATAGAATCACGAGCCAAAGAATGAACAAACAAGATTTTTTTTTCGTCCTGTATCCGTTGCTGTTACTACGTTTCAAGAATCCGACAAAAATTATTCTGCTTTTGTGCTTGTTTTATTCAAGTATTGTTGTACCTTAGC